CTCGGTTCCGGAGATTTTGGCGACACGTACATGTACACGCGCGCAGGAAGGAAGGTGAAGCATCATGGGACGCAAGTCAATGCAGACGCTGGATCAAGAGTGGATGAAATCTGCTCACGCTCTTGGATTGCTTGACCAGAAGCACTTCCGGCAAGCGATAGAAGCATACAACTTCCAGATTTCCCTGGCTGAAAGGTTGCGGAAAAGGATTGAAGATGAAGGTACATCCATTCTGGTGCCTGTGGGAAAAGACGGTGAAAAAATGGCCAGCAATCCAGCCATTGCAGACCTGAACAAGGCGGAAATACTGGCACAAAAGATCCGGTTAGAACTGGACGGCAAGATGAAAGATGCTGTCCAGGCACAGCAGATTCAGAAGCAGAAGGAAGCTGACATGAATGACAAGCTATAGAACGCCTTTGCCTTGGTTCGTTCAGGACTTCTATGACGAAATGGATAAATACCCTGATGAATACGGGCAGGATATTTGGTGGCTGCGGTCCAATGTGATTGATAAGGCATTCCAAACGGAAGACTTGGACGTTGACCTTGAACTGGCAGATGACTATTTCAGCCTTGAAAAGTATTTCCCGTATTCCCTTCTTCCCTATCAACGCTGCAGTTTTGGGCTTTGGGCGTGTGTATTCAAGAAAGACACGGGGCTTCCGCGCTGGCCAACGCTGTTCATCGTTGGCGCACGTGGACTTGGCAAAGACGGCATCATCGCCTTTGACTCTTTTGCTTTGACCAGCCCATACAATCCGGCTGAGAAGTACGACGTGGATATATGCGCGAACAATGAAGAACAGGCAGTCAGGCCAGTAGAAGACATTCTGGAAGTTCTAAACAAACCAGAACAGACCAGCAAACTGAAGCGTTTCTTCTACTGGACGAAAGAAGTAGTGCAAGGCAGATCCAATGGCGGAAAGATCCGCGGCAGGACAAACAATCCGGCTGGACGTGACGGTATGCGTTCTGGCTGCATTGTGTTCAATGAGCTACACGAATACCAGAACTACAAGAACATCAATGTTTTCCGGACCGGCCTTGGTAAGAAGAGACATCCTAGAACTCTGATGGTCACCACCAACGGCTATGTTGTTGGCGGCCCGCTTGACGATTATCTAGCAAGGGCCGACAAAATCCTTTCCGGTGAGAAGCCAGATAAAGGATGGTTGCCTTTCATTTTTAGGCTTACCAAAGAAGAAGACATTACCAATCCAGCCAAGTGGTACCAGGCAAATCCCCGACTGAAGCACAGTCCAGAATTGATGTATGAGTACCAGGAAGAATTTGAAGATTACCTTGCGGATCCAGACAAAAACACCAGCTTTGCCACTAAAAGAATGAACTTCAGGAAGACTAATCAGGAAGTGCATGTGACCAAGTGGGAAAACATAGTAGCGACCCAGAAGCCTGTCCCTGATCTGACCGGTCATGAATGTACTTGCGGTATTGACTACGCAAAGACAAGTGACTGGGTAGCGGTAAATCTGCATTTTAAGATTGATGATGAGAGGTATGACATCAACCATGCCTTTGTCTGCGTGAACAGTAACGACTATCCAAAGTTGGCCTGTCCGCATGAAGAATGGGAACAGATGGGCCTTATTACTTACGTTGACGCGCCTGATATCAGTCCTGATGTAGTGGCCGACTATATTAGAAATCAATCCAGAAAGTACCGCATAAAATGCCTGGCTATAGACAGCTACCGCTGGACAATTCTTTCCGGTGCTTTAAGCAGTCTGGGCTTTTCACTCAAAGCCAAGAATCTGAAGTTGATACGACCATCTGACCAGATGAAGGTTGTACCGTTGATTGACAGCTGCTTCCAGAACGGGTATTTCCACTGGGGCAACCAGCCAGTACTGCGCTGGGCGACCAATAACGCAAAGCTAGTGCGGTCAACGCTGTCCAAGATTGCTATAGAAGGCAACCTGGACAACGGAAATTTCAGCTACGGAAAAATTGAACCAATCAAAAGAAAAACAGATCCATTTATGGCCCTTGTGGCCAGTATGGTGGTTGAAGATATTTTGACGGGCTTTAAGCCCACAGCAGCGCGGAAAAGATACCGCGCTGTTTCCTTTTAGGGGGTGATGACCATGGCACTGGAAATGCCTGATTCAATCCGTGACTTCTTCCGTCTCTTTGGACGGAAAGGCCGAAAAAGAAAAAGACAGTCCTATGCTTGCGGTTATATTGGTGAGCTTACGCAGGAAATCCAGTTGCGGGAAGCTGCATTTCACGCTTGTGTGAATTTGATTGCCAACTGCATCAGCAAGTGTGAGCTTAGGACCTATAAGAAAAACAAGTTCAAAAAAGATTCAGAGTGGTATCGCTGGAATATTCAGCCGAACCCGAACATGAACGCTACAGAGTTCTGGCAGCGCGTGATTCATAGGCTGTATGAAGACAATGAAGCTCTGATTGTGGCCAGACCAAACGGTGAACTGTACGTGGCAGACTCTTTTGTCTGTGATGACTCACAGGCATTCAACCCGCACACTTACCATGATATTGTGATTGATGACCTGGATTACCCGCCAGTACTGACGGAAGACAAAGTCTTTTATTTTGCTTTACATGACATCAACGTGAAAGCATTGATTGATGATGTGACTGGCCTGTATGGAAAACTGATTTCTGCTTTTCTGTCAAACTATACAGAAGCCGCAGGCGTGCATGGGATTTTGTACGTAGACCAGATTGCAGAAGCCGCTGAAGATTTTGACGAAACCATGAACAATCTGATGCAGGAAGACTTCAAGAAGTTTTTCACGGATCAGAAATCCGTCCTTCCGCTCTTTGACGGCTTCAAGTATGAAGAACTGGACCGTCAAGCTAATGCGGGGATGGATACCAGAGACTTTCACAGTCAAATCACAGACATTTTTGAACTTTACGCCATGGCTTTTGGGATACCAAAGGTCCTGATTACCGGAGAGGTTCAGGATACGTCAAAAGCCGTGGATAACCTGCTGACTTTCGCACTGGATCCGGTGCTTGAATTGATAGCTGATGAGCTAAACCGCAAAATCTTTGAACAGGAAGATTTTTTGAAAGGCGACTGTGTCAAATGGCGCACGAACGCGGTCCGGCACATTGACATCATGGATGTTGCAGGAAACGTGGAAAAACTCATTTCCAGCGGGTTCTGCTGCATTGATGATATCCGTGAAGTCTGCGGTATGGACCGGCTGAACACGCCTTGGTCTACACAGTTCTTCATGACAAAGAATTTCAGCACCATAGAAGACCTGCTGAAGTCAATAGAAAGGAGTGATGGAAATGACGAACAAGGAAATGGTCAAAAAACTGAAAGCCCAGTTCCCGCAGATCAAGAATCTACGGAAGAGTCTGACAGTCCAGGCACGGGCTGATGGTGTTCTTGACCTTGCCATTTACGGCGATATTGAACCGGACGGCTATGACTGGTGGACGGAAGAAGTCATTCCTTCTGAGACGTCCGCAAGACATTTCAAAGAGGTGCTTGACGCTAACCCGGATGTCAGGATTATCAACCTGGCTATTAATAGCATGGGCGGTTACGTTTCTGAAGGAAATGCTATCTACACCTTGTTGAAGCGCCATCCGGCAACCGTGAATGTAATGATTGACGCTTTTGCCTGTTCTATGGCTTCCGGCATTGCTATGGCCGGTGACCATGTGACAATGGCGCCAAACGCTCTGCTGATGATTCACAATCCCGCGTCTGCAGTCTACGGAAATGCTGTAGAGTTGCGGAAAGCCGCAGATGATCTGGATGTCATGGCAGACGCTTTCCGGCAGATGTATCTGCTGAAATCCGGTGGGAAACTTCCGGAAGAAAAGCTAATTGAAATGCTGGATGCTGAAACGTACCTGACAGCCGTTCAGGCTAAGGAATTTGGGCTATGTGATGAAATCGAATTTGTACCGGAAACGGATGCAAAGGATGAAGAAATCAAAGCGCTCAAAAAAGTGATTGCAAGTCTGACAGCCAGACTTGAAAACGTTCCGGAAGAAAATCCGGAACCGGAACCAGTCTTGAAAAAGGGCTGGTTTTTTTAATGGAAGGATGAAATATCATGGCTCTTAAACTGAATATGACCAAAGCAGAAGCGCGTGAAAAGATGCTTACTGCTATGCGAGAACAGGACCAGGACAGCTTCACAGAAGGTCTGGAAGCCTTTGGTGATGCCCTGGTTGCTGACATGAAAGCACAGATTGAGGAAGCGCAGCTGGCTAACGACCGTGCCGCACTGGCAGCACGCGGTAAGAAACCGCTGACTTCTGCAGAACTGAAATTTGCCGGGGATTTCAAAGCACTGGCCGCCCAGCGCCTTGAAGGAAAAGACGTGCGTGCTGCGCTGTCCAACATCAAGATGCCGGATGAAACCATTGACATGATCTTTGATGACATCACTATTGACCATCCGCTGCTGTCTTATATTGACTTCCAGAACACGGCCTTTGCCACTAAATGGCTGATGTCCAAGAACCCTTATCAGAAAGCACTGTGGGGAGACTTTGACGCAGAAGTAACCAAAGAAATTTCTGCCAGCTTCTCTGAAAAGGACATGACCAAAATGTCCCTGACGGCTTTCATTCCTGTATCGCGCGGTCTTCTTGACCTTGGACCTGACTGGATCTACCGCTATGTGGTTGCTATTCTGCGTGAAGCAGTTGCAAACGGTCTTGAAGACGGCATTGTAAACAACCTTGCGTCTAACACTGGTCCTGTCGGTATGATGGCTGACCTGACAAAGGGTACTACTGCTAGTGATGTAACGACCTATACGGCCAAGTCTAAAACCGCAGTCACTAAGCTTGACCCAGCTACTTATGGTTCCCTGCTTGCCAAACTGGCAAAGACAGAAAACGGCAATCCGCGGCCGGTGAATCGCGTCATCATGATTGTGAATCCGACTGACTACCTGACTAAGATTTTCCCGGCTATTACTGTGATGGGCGTGAACGGAAACTACGTTCAGAACACGTTGCCGTTCCCGACTGTTTTCGTGCAGTCTGCAGCTGTAGCAGAAGGCACAGCCATCCTGTACCTTGACCACTATTACTGGATGGGACTTGGCCAGGCTGGAAATGCGGGAACCATTGAACAGTCTGATGAATATAAATTCCTGGAACGCAAACGCTACTACATGATTTACCTTTACGCTGACGGTACGCCAAAAGATAACAACTGCTGCCTGCCGCTGAATATTGCAAACCTCAAACCGGCTACAATCGCAACGACTTCCACGGCTACAGTAGAAGGCACGGTTACTACCAAAGCCGCGGCCGCTCAGGGCTAACTAAATGGTGCTGGATGCTAGTCTGCTGACAGTGATCAAGCGCCAGCTTTTTCAGTCAAACGCAGACAGTGAGATGGTAGCCGTGCTTGAAGACTATGCGGAAGAAGGGCAGGCGTTTCTGAATCGGTACTGTGCAGGACTTGACTACACAAAGCCTGGACAAGCAAGGTCACTGCTGGTGGAATACGTCCGCTACGCCTTAGCCAATGCGCGGGATGATTTCCCGAAAAACTACCGGT